CATCATCCGTATCTGCGTCGTCGTCACCTACGGACTTTTCAAGCTCTTCCAGTTCTTCTTCCGGTGCGTCTGCTTCCAGCGACTTCTGAAGCTCTTCGATGTCGCTATCCAGCAACTGAGCTAACGTACTTTGTGTTTCTTTCGACATTTTTTCACCCCCGAATTTCCCGAAAAGGGATTTTAGGATTGCATGCCTTTCGGCAATATAAGAAGCGAATTCAACCGCTTCCGCATAAGCCAGCCCGTTTTGTTTGGCGAAGACATAGGCTTGAATGCCTGCTTCACCATCCGTGCTGGTGACGTACTGCTTTCGGAGCGACTTCTGGAGCGCGTTTTCTTTGACGAACTTCCGAAACAGCTTCACCCATTCAGCAGTCGGGTCAGGCGGTGCCTGCACATTCACCCGTTTCTCAATGGATTGCGGCATGACTTCGGCGATAGCTCCCGTGTCCATGGACTTATCCAGTTCCATGTTCACTTCAACTTCGTGGTTCTTCGCAAAGGATTTCGCAAGCTCTGCCCATGTAATGGTGTTCACAGGGTTCATCGTCAGCACCACATTGCGAAGGATCGACTTCACAACTTTGCCAGTCTTGCGGTCACGTTCTTTCACGTTACCTTCAATCGACCAGCCCATACGCCGTTTGGTTTGCGACTTCTGAAGGTCTTGAATCGTTTGAACCGCTTGGCGGGTCATTTCACGATTCGCAAACAGCCTAGCTTTGACGTGCACACCGTTAACCGACTTCTGAAGCGTTGGGTGTTCAAATTTCCCAACACGGACTTCCAATGGCTCCCCAATGAATTGGTTCGGATTGTTGCCGTGCTCGTACTTCACCCATCCCTTTGTCAGGAAGTAGGAACAGTCCATGCCGTCAGGCGTGATGCTGTCGTCCTCTTCGTCCAAGTCGTCCGAAGACATAACCCCTTGCACGATGAAGTCACCGTTTTCGTCCACACTTACGGACTTCAGAAGGTCGTGGTCTTCGATAGGAACCCATACATGGTAGGTGTCCGAAAGCACATTGAATGGTTCATTTTGGTCATTCATGCGCTCACCACCTTCCTAGAAATACATAACGAGGACAGCTCAAGAAGCTCAACCTAGTCCTGACGATCACCCGTTCAATTAGGTGCGTTTCAGTTTCAGTCGATACACGCAGGGTCGGTTAGAGCTGGTAGGAAACCGTGCCCGTGCTGTGTGGTTGCTTCTTGGGCTGTCCTCGTTGGACTTCGTTGCCCGAAGTTGTACTAACTTGTTCACGATGAAGTTTACCACCTTCTTCCGAAGATGGTCAATAGTGTTTTATCAAGAATTTATAACTAATTTAGGCTTCGGAAGTGCGTTCACTGCGCCAAGCATGATTGGTACATCCACTTGGGTCTTACACGTTGGGCATATCGCCTTTGCTTGCCCTTCTTCATCAAATAAAACCATGCGTGTACGGAGCTTCCACCCGCCTTCGCTGGTCGAGTCCATAATGATCCGATTGCACCCACCACACTGGAGCATGCGCCTTCCTCCTTCCGAAGCTTAATTGATTCCGTAAACTTTTGTTTTGCCTTCAACGATAACATCCGAATAGCCGACACGCTTGCAGGATGCCGCTAGGTTTGCCCATAGCTTTCCGATTTGCTTTTGGATATCGTCATACGACAGACCCTCATGCTGAAGCTCCATGCGGAAGGCGTGTTCATTTTGTGCTAAGTACTCGACCGCCTGCTCTGCTTGTCCCGCAGAGTCGATCTCGTCGGTAAAGGAATCCTCACCAAACATCCGGTCACCCATATTTACGCCTTCTTTCTTCGGAAGTACATGTTATTCGACGAACCGATGACCGTGGACACCAGTGTGTACAGGGTATCGCCAAACATATGCTCAGTGCCGACAAGATCATATCTTTTCGCTGGTAATGTGCACTGCCCAATCGGTCGACCACTGTCGACGTCAAAACAATCGAATACCATACCGATCACCCTTTCATAAAAAGAAGCGGGAACACCGCCAGTGGCTCGAAGCACGGTTGCCAGTGTTCCCGTTCTGCATCTACAACAATATCACGAGTTTCATTGCTTTGTCAGCACTTGCCGCAGGCAACTTCCGAAGCTCGTTTCCTCCGACTTTCGGGGACTTCGGAGCCCTTGGTGCTGTCTTGGATTCCGAAGGCGTTGCCGCCACTTTGCGCTTCCTGCTTGTGAATCCGCGGTGACCGTAGCCGATCGTGCCCTGCGTTTCGCCCAGTTTCGGGTTCTTCTCGGCAGTTTTCGTCTCGTTCACGACTTTCTCCACGTCAGCAATCTTGGCATCCTGCGCGGCAAACATGAAGTCTTCCACCGTGTTCGGCATGTGCAAGGATTCGACCCGAACTGCGTTGGAGCGTCCCATCTGGTTGTGGGTCTTCACAGAGTCAGAGCGGCGTACCCTTGCGGTAAACTGCGCCATCTTTTGCGGGTTCCAGTCTTGGTCGTAGTGGAACATCACGTGCGCGTTCCCGAAGTCGACGCCTTCCTTACCAGCTGGGGAAACGGTTGTCGCCCACAGATTACCTTGGTTGTTCATGTAGTCGTTCTTCTTACCGCGGAAGCCTACTTTCGTCTGCTCCCGATCGTCCGCGTCCCCTGTGAATCTTCCTTGGCTCAGGTCGGTGTGCCCTTGGGCATGTAGGTCTTTAAAGATCGGGTGCGTGTCACGTACGTCCTTCAGGACGTTGTCGATGATATCCGTTCCGAAGGTCGTGTAAGCGGACTTTACAACCATCTTCGGCACCATCGGCTTCTCTCCGCGGCTGACCCTATCTTGGTTCTCCTTCCGAAGACTGTCAAGATAGGTGTTAATCCGCTGGTGCAGGTACTGCGCTTTCGGGTTGTCATGGTGGAGCGGTGGAAGCTGGATCGGATTGCCCTTCTCATCCTTCTTGAATCCGCCCTGCCCATCACTTTCGAAATACCGCTTCATGCCCCGATCGTCGACGACATAGTGCCCTTCGCCTGTTTTCGGGTCATACGGCTTTATTCCGCCGCCCTTACTGACTTTCTCGCTCTGCGCGTCCGTATGGTCGGATTCGATAGCGTTGCCGCCCTCTGCGTACATCCGGTGCGCCAGCGGTGCGTTTAGGTACTTCTGAAGCTTCTGCATTGCCGTCATGTAGTTGCTCTTGCCCTTTTGCCCCTGATCGTAACCCGTGGCGGCGGCGCTTGCGAGCTCCTGCATTTTGGACTCTGGCAGGTACTTCTGCTGGAGCTGGTTATAGCCGTCGTACATCCGCTGTTGGCTCGGCGTCAGGTTCTTCGGCGTAAACGCGTTGACCGTATACTCCTCACCGTTTCGGCTGGCTTTGACTTCCGAAGGATCGAAATCCGTCACGGAATGCTTCGTTCCGTAGTAGTTGTTCGTACTATGATCGCGGCTCCGGTCGACCATGTTGCCAATGAAGTCCATCTTCGGATTCGGGCTCTGCTCGGTGCCTTCAGCTCCTGCAAGGTGTGGGAACTGGATTTTATCGCCGTTGTTATACTCGACGTCCTCACCGCCACGGAACTGCACGACGTTCGCTAGGATGTCGCCCAGCTTCTCCTTCATGCTGTCCTTCACGCCCGTGATCTTCCCGCTTTTGTCCTTCTGCATGAAGTTGTTCTGGAATTCCTTTTTCGAACCCAGCTCATGCTTCCCGCCAGTGATCGTATCGACCAAGCTGTGGATTTCCGTCGCGTTGTTCTCCATCGGTGTACCCGATAAGCCCCAGACGTTCTTGAACTTGTCTGTTGTCTCCGCCAGTGCTGTACCCCGCTTACCGCTTTGGTTCTTGAAGGCATGGACTTCATCGATTGCGATGTTGTCGTATAGCCCGCTGTTCGCGAAGTGGTCACGGTTGTTCATGAACGTATCATAAGAGACGATGTGGAAGTCGTGGTCGCCGTCGTCATGCCCGCCCTTCTTAAAGGTGCGCATATCGGTCGCTTCCTGTTCGGTGCCTTCCTGCCCCCAGTGCTTTTTGCCGTCGATGCTCTTACTTCCTTTGAAGCCTGAACCGATGTATAAGCCTTTGGAATTGGTATGGCTTCCGATCTCCTTGCCCCAGTCGGACATAATGCCCTTCGGAGACACGATGAGCGTCTTCTTCGGCTTCTCGCCTTTTGCCAGCTTGTCGGCTTTGTAGTGCATTGCCGCCATAACGCCTAGGATCGTTTTTCCGGTACCCATTCCATGACCTGCAATGCCGCGACCGCGTTCGATCAAGTGGCTGGCACCTTCGAGCTGGGTCTTGTACAGACCTTGTTTCGCGTCCATCAGGTACTTGCCTTCGCCCTGCTTGAACTGGGCTTTGTAGTGCTCATCGAAGCCGTCTTTACGACCGGACTTCACAAGAGATGGCTGGTACTGGGCAATCAGTTCCGCTTTCTCTTTAGGCTCCCGATCTTTTCTTCGGAAGTGATCCTTCAGGTAGTCTTGGGCATTGTTGTGCACCGATAGACCGCCCAGCGCGTTCCGAAGCTCTTCGAACTTCGCCGTCGAGATTTTCGCTGTACCGTCTGCGCCGACCTTCACGCCTGTCTGCTCGACCGCTGAGCGGTGGGATTCCGGTACGTGAACTTCCAGCTCGTCCTTGAAGTTCGAAGCGAACTTCTTCAGCATCTCTTTGCCTGCTTTGGATCGTCCCAGCACCTTCTGAAGGCGTTTCATGTCCGCGTCCGAGAACTCCAGATCGCTGTGCAGGTTGCCTTCGCCATCAAAAGCATGGGTGTTGATCTTCGCCTTCCGAAGCGCTTCTTCAAATGCCGCCTTCACTTTTGGCTTGGCACCTGCAAAAGCTTCATCGACATTCATCCGGTGCACGCCTGTCTTCGCCATCTTCACAGCGACTTGACCGGAGTCGGACAATACGCGTCCTTCTTGGGTGGCATGCTTCAGCTCGGACTTCTTAAAGATGCCGACCACGTGACCTTTTCCGTCGGTGATCTTCACGCCGCCTTCGACGTCGGAGTGGTAGCGACCTTTCTTGAATCCGCCTTTACCGTTCGGATACAAGACCGGATTGCCCTGCTTCATGTCGATGTTATTCGTCGTGGAAAACCTGCGGTCGACCAGCTTGCCGTTATTGAACAAGGCTTTCACAGGCTCGCCTGTTGCAGGATCGATCGTGTCCTTCGGAACGTCAGACTTATCAATGTAGCGGTAGCCGTCGTACTTGCCGCCAATTACGCGTGGTGCGCCTTTGCCGTCGTATTCGAGCTGGATATGGTGACCCAGTGCGTCCCCGATGTGAATGTCTCTTCCGAAGTGGGCAGTTACCCAGCGACGGTTCCCGACGCCGTTCTTCAGTAGCTCATTGAGCTCGGATTCATTCGCCACAGGCTTCCGCTGGTTGAGCAGTCGCTTCATGAGCGGGTCTTGGATGTAGCCGTCTTTGTCCACCGAGAGATGATTTGTCGTGCCGTCCGCCATCTTCTGCGCAAAGGTTTGTCCGGTCAGGTTGCCGTCTTTATCACGGTTTTGGTTGACCAGCTTGAACTCTTTGTGAAGCATGGAATCCCGCAGACCTGCTTTGGTGCCTGCACGGTGCTTGGCGTACTCCTCATCGGATATCGGCTTCAGAAACGGTGTCTTGGCGTCGCTGTTGGCTTTGGAGACCAGTGTGGACTTGATATCGCTGGCATCCTTACCGGAGTAGCCGAGAAGCCGTCCAAGGTCGCCCCATGAACTGGTTGTGGTATGCTCGCCTGTATCAGGATCGAACACTTCTTCCAGCGTGGAAGCAAACTTACCGCCTTTACCTGCACGTCCACCTTCGAAGCCCGTTCCGATCTTAATCACGACCGTTTTACCTGTTAACGGGTTACCGATTGTAAATTGACCTTCAGGGATGTAACCTTTCGTGATCTCGTTACGGGCAAGGGATAGCTCCGACGTTCCGAAGCGCTTGGCGAGCTCTTCTTCATTGCCGTCGGGGTTGTTCTTGGCGACATGCGCCAGAATCCCTGCGAACTTGCCATCTTTGAAGTCTTTACCCAGCAAAGTGGCTGACCCCTTCAGCGCCATCGAACCGGACTCTTTTCCGATCGCTTGCAGGTCTTCTGCCGCCTGCTTCGCCACTTCCAGCTTCTCCGCTTCGGTGCCTGCCGCATGGAAGTCCTTGTGGAACTGCTGAAGCCGCTCCTTGACCCCTTCGGTAGCCAGTACGTGCGCCCCTGCATGAGCAATCTTCTCATCCTTGCTCATTTTATCGAACGCTTCGCGCTCTTCCGGTGACATATTGGCATATTGGGTGGTTGCTTTGTGCTCAGCATCGTCCTTCGACGAATCCTTCAGGTCTTTCCACTGCTTGCCCATTTGCGCCATCTGCTCTTGGAAAGCGCCGATCCCATGGTCAATCACATGGGCATTGTGCTCGCCAACTTCGG